TCGCCATTTAACTAGCGCCAGACGCCAAACCGCCTAAACCGTTGCGCTGCAAGGGATCTCAGCGCAGTGAGGGCAGGCGGTTTAGCGAGGGTTTAGCATTGGTTTAGTGATTAAACTACCCGTGCTGGTCAGCTTTGCTGAGTTTGCGATCTTGAAAGGCTGCACGAAAGGTGCGGTTACCCACGCAAGTAAAAGCCGCATCGCTGCTGCCATCGTTGACAAGGACGGCCAGCGGTGGCTCGACCGTGATCTGGCGCTGGAGCTGTGGAACAAGAACACGAGAGCCACAGCCAATAGCAAGGTGTCACCACCGGCGGATCCAACACCACGCGAGCTGAAGCGCCGGGTGGAGGCGCTGCCGGATGATGAGATCCCGGATCTGAATGAAAGCCGCGCAAGGCGTGAGCATTACCAGGCCGAGCTGGCCAAGCTGCAGGTGAGCCAGCAGCGCCGCGAACTGATCAGCGCCGATGAGGTGAAGAAAGAGGCGTTTGCGCTGGGGCGCAGCATCCGTGAAGCACTGGCCAACCTGGCGGACCGCTTGAGCCATCAACTGGCCGGCGAGACGGATCCGGTGGTGATCCATGAACTGCTCAGCCAGGAGCACCGCGCAGCACTGTCGGAGCTGAGCGAATGAACGCATACCGCGGCGGTTTGCTCGATGGGCTGCGACCTGACGCGCAGCTGACGGTCAGCGAGTGGGCCGATCAGTACCGGATGCTCAGCAGCAAGGCCAGCGCCGAACCTGGCCCATGGCGCACCAGCAGGACGCCATACCTGCGCGAGCCGATGGATTGCCTGAGCACTGGCAGCACCGTGCAGCGTGTGGTGATGATGTTCGCAGCGCAGACCGGCAAGACCGAAGCCGGCAGCAACTGGCTCGGCTATGTCATCCACCATGCACCCGGTCCGCTGCTGGCGGTGCAGCCCACGGTTGAGATGGCCAAGCGCCTGAGCAAGCAGCGCCTCGAAAGCATGATCACTGATACGCCGGTACTGGCGGAGCGGATCGCGCCAAGCCGCAGCAGGGACAGCGGAAACACCATGTTCAGCAAGGAGTTTCCAGGAGGAATGCTGCTGCTCACCGGCAGTAACTCAGCAACCGGACTGCGATCGACGCCGTGCCGCTACATCTTCCTCGACGAGGTGGACGCCTTCCCGCTGGACGTTGACGGCGAGGGCGATCCGGTCAGCTTGGCCGAGAAACGGGCGACGACGTTCGCGCGGCGGAAGATCCTGCTGACCAGTACGCCGACCATCAAGGACTTCAGCCGTATCGAGGCGGAGTATGAACGCAGTGATCAGCGCCGTTACTTTGTGCCATGCCCAAGTTGCGGCGCGATGCAATGGTTGAAGTGGTCGCAGCTCAAATGGGAGAAGGATGATCCGAGCAGCGCGGCGTACGAATGCGAGGCGTGCAAGGAACGATTCGGGGAACTGCACAAGCCTGCCCTGCTGCGTGGTGGTGAATGGCGCGCCACTGCGCCTGGCGATGGCGGCAAGACTGCTGGCTTTCAGCTGAGTGGACTCTATTCACCGCTCGGCTGGCTGAGCTGGGGCGACATGGTTGACGAGTTCATGCGCAGCAAGGCGGATGCACCGATGCTTAAGAGCTTCGTCAATACGCGACTGGCTGAGACGTTCGCGGAGGACTACGCCAGCAAGGTGAGCGCCACTGGATTGATGGAGCGCTGCGAGCATTACAAGCCCGGCACTGTGCCAGATGATGCATCCGCCATCACGGTCGGCGTTGACGTGCAGGACAACCGACTGGCGATCAGCGTCTGGGCATGGGGACGCGATGAGGAAGGCTGGCTGCTGGATCACCAAGAGATTCACGGCGACCCGAGCCGGGCAGACCTGTGGAAGCAACTCGACGCAATGGTGCTGCGCGAGTGGCCGCACGCGCTGGGCCATGGCATCCGACCGCATGTGGTGGCGATTGACAGCGGCGGCCACTTCACGGCTGAGGTTTACCAGTACGCACGCGAGCGTGGCCGGCAAGGCGTGATTGCGATCAAAGGCGCCAGCCAGCGCGGCAAGCCACCGATCGGCAAGGGCAGCCGGGTGGATCTCAACGCCAAGGGCCAGACCATGAAGCGCGGCGCGGTGGTGCACCCGGTCGGCAGCGACACGATCAAGACCACGCTGTTTGGCCGGATCAGGCATAGCGAGCCTGGGCCTGGTTACCTGCACTTCCACATGGATGCAACGGTGGACTACTTCGAGCAGCTGACCGCCGAGAAGCAGGTCCTGCGATACAACCGTTCAGGGTTCCCGGTGCGCGAATGGGTCAAGAAGCCATCAGCGCGCAATGAGGCGCTGGACTGCTTGGTGTATGCCTATGCCGCGCTGTGCCATCTCTACACGCGCTACGACCGAAAGACGATATGGGATCAACTCGACAAGCCAGCAGAAGCACGCGCTAAGCCATCGCTAAGATCAGCTAAGGCTGGTTCGGCCTTCCTCAGCAACTGGTAACGGTGAACATCCCTGCGACAATTCGAGCCGGTGACACGGTGAAATGGCGGGATGATGCCAGCGTGGATGCGTTCGGCAATGCCGTCACCAGCGGCACATGGACGCTGACGTATTACCTGCGCACCAATACTGCAAGCGAAGGCGCAACGATCACCGGCACCGCATACGGCCAAGGCTGGGAGCTGACCATTGCCGCGGCCACGAGTGCTGGCTTCGACGCAGGGCAGTGGTACTGGCAGGCGATTGCTACCGCTGGCAGCGAGAAGCTGACGCTTGGCGCTGGGCAGCTTGAGGTGCTCGCGGCGTTGAACTATGCCGGAACGCCGGGCGCATTTGATGGCCGCAGCCAGGCGCAGCAGGATCTCGATGCGGTGCAGGCCGCGATCCGCGCGATGGTATCGGGCGGCGCTGTCGCTGAATACACGATCGGCAGCAGGCGGCTGAAGAAGCTGCCGCTCACGGAACTGCTGCAGCTAGAGGCCAAGCTCAAGTCAGACGTGAAGCGTGAGCAGGCTGCCGACCTGGCGGCCAATGGTCTTGGCAATCCCCACAACCTATTCGTGAGGTTCAGCTGATGGCCAAGAAGCGCAGGCAACAGGCGGCACCATCGGCACCGCGGCGGCGGATGTACCAAGGTGCGCAGTTCAGCAGGCTGACTGCGGACTGGGTGACAGGTAACACCAGCGCCGACAGTGAGATTTATGGATCAGCGCAGAAGCTGCGCGATCGCGCGCGGCAGCTGTGCAGGGACAATGACTACGCGCGGCAGGCATTGCGCGCGATTGAAGGCAACGTGATCGGGCAGGGCATCCCGTTTCAGTCGCAGGTGCGGATGCAGCGCGGCGGCAGGCTTGACACTCAGGTCAACGACGCGATTGAGGCGGCATGGCGACAGTGGACAACTGCGCGGCATTGCCACACCGGCGGCAAGCTGAGCTTTGCCGACATTGAAAGGCTAGTGATCCGCGCCTGCGCCGAGAGCGGCGAGGTGTTCATCAGGCTTGTGCGGCAAAGCTTTGGCGGCAGCACTGTGCCACTGGCGATGGAGGTGATTGAGGCGGACCAGCTTGACGATGGTCTCAACGGCCGCAGCCAACAGGGAAACGAGATCCGCATGGGGGTCGAGGTTGACGGTTGGGGCAGGCCGATCGCGTATCACTTCCTGGCGTATCACCCGGGCGATTACCAGTTCAGCAACCAGCAAATCAGCACGCAGCGCCACAAGCGCATCCCGGCTGAGGAGATCATTCACCTTTACCGCGCCGAGCGCCCCGGCCAGACGAGGGGCGTCACATGGTTTGCCAGCGCAATCCAACGACTGCATCACCTGGCGGGTTACGAGCAGGCCGAGGTGGTGCGCGCTCGAGCCAGCAGCGCGCTGATGGGTTTCATCACCAGCCCCGAGGGCGAGCTGATCGGTGATGACGTCATGGATGGCGAGCGCGTTTCAAACTTCGAGCCTGGCGTCTTCAAGTACCTCAACCCCGGCGAGTCGGTCACAGTGCCGAGCCTTGATAGTCCAGATGGCCAGTTCGAGCCGTTCCTGCGCGCGATGCTGCGCGCCATGGCTGCAGGCATCGGATGCAGCTACGAGACGATCTCGCGCGATTTCAGTCAGACCAACTACAGCAGCAGCCGGTTGAGCCTGATCGAAGACCGCGACCATTGGCGGATTCTGCAATCGTGGATGATCGAAAACTTCCACCGCCGCGTGTTTCACGAGTGGATTGAGCTGGCAGTGCTGAGCAATGCGCTATCGCTGCCCGGCTACGAGCTGGCGCCCGAGCGCTTCAAGGCTGCGCGCTGGATGCCACGCGGCTGGGCATGGGTTGATCCTGCCAAGGAAGTGGCCGCATACAAGGAAGCGGTGCGGTGCGGCTTCAAGACCCTGGGCGAGGTGGTCGCAGAGCAGGGCGGGGATCTTGATGAGCTGCTACTGGCGCGGCAAAGCGAACTGGCGATGCTTGATCAAATGGGCATCGTGGTTGATAGTGACCCGACGCAGGTGACCGGCGCCGGCCAGCAACAGATGCAGCCATACCCAGAGACGCAGCCACCTACCGAGGAGCCCGCCTAATGGCCAACGTTAACGGCACCGAGATCAACCTGATGCCAACCGCTGGAATGCGCGAGGAGGCTGAGCGCTACCGCGCATGGAAAGCCGATGGTGAGCAGGGCGGCACTGATGTGGCAGCCACCAGGGCATCGCAGATCCTGAGTGGCGATGAGCTGTCACCCGACACCGTGATCACCATGGCGGCATGGTTTGCGCGGCATGAGGTGGACAAGCAAGGGCAGGGCTTCAGCCAAGGCGAAGACGGCTACCCATCACCGGGCCGCGTGGCATGGGCGGCATGGGGCGGCGATGCTGGTCAGAGTTGGTCTACATCCAAAGCCGATAGGATTAAGGCACTGCAAGATCGCACAATGGAACGACCGTATCCCAATGAGCACGCGGCGCGATTGACCGATCCTGATCAATACGATGAGATCCGGCGCGTGAATGATGAAGGCGGTCCCGGCGTTGACTTCATCTATGGGATCAAGGATGGCAATACTGAGCTGCAGGCCATTCGCTTTGATGCGGCACGATTCAGCGCCGACGAGGCCCGGCAATGGTTGAGCGACAATGACATGCAGGAGATCCTGTTCGAGGTAGCGACCGGTGAGCGTATGCAGCGCTCGGAACCGGTGTCATTCACGCGCTCGGCGCAGATCGCAGAAGATGACCGCACGCTTGAGTTCCCATTTTCAAGTGAGTATCCCGTTGCGCGCTACTTCGGCAATGAGATCCTGGCCCACACCCGCGAGGCCGTAGACCTTGCGCGATTGAACGATGGCGCGCCGCTGCTGTTCAACCATGACCCGGACAAGCTGATCGGCGTGGTTGAACGCGCATGGGTGGATGAGGGCCAGAAGCGCGGCTACGCGCGCGTGCGCATGAGCCGCAACCCATTTGCGCAGGAGGTGATGAATGACGTTCGTGATGGCGTGCTGCGCAATGTGAGCTTCGGTTATGCGATCAATGACATGGAGCAGCGCGGTGAAGACTTTATCGTGACGCGATGGAGCGCGCACGAGCTATCGCTAGTGTCAATTCCTGCGGACCCTACAATCGGAGTAGGGCGTTCAATGGATGCTCCGGTCGCGGCCACAGCCGCATCATTTGTCCCACCTTCTAACGACATGGAAGACACCACCACCGATCTGATGGCGGTGCGGGCTGAAGCGGCTTCAGAGGCTGCCAAGGCTGAGCGCATCCGCATTTCTGGCATCACCGCTATCACCGAAAAGCACGGCATGGCCGACCTTGGCCGCCAGCTGGTCGAATCCGGCCGCAGCCTTGATGAGGCTCGCGCTGCCGTGCTTGATCAACTTGGCAGCAAGGCGCAGCCTGTTTCCGAGTCCGCTGGCGACATTGGCCTCAGCGCCAAGGAAACCCGTGAGTTCAGCTTCCAGCGCGCCATCAACGCACTGGCCAACCCTGGCGACCGCAAGCTGCAGGAGGCCGCGGCCTTCGAGCGCGAGTGTTCCGAGGCTGCCGCTGCACGCGCTGGCAAGGTTGCTCAGGGCATCATGGTGCCGAGCGAGGTGCTGCGCCGTGACCTGACTGTTGGCACCGCATCTGGCGCTGGCGATCTGGTCGGCACTGACTTCCGTCCTGGCAGCTTCATCGAACTGCTGCGCAACCGCTCGGCACTGGCCGGCCTGGGCGTCACCAGCCTGACCGGGCTGACCGGCAACGTGGCAATCCCGCGCCAAACCGCTGCAGCGACCGCCTACTGGGTGGCTGAATCGGGCTCGCCCACCGAGAGCCAGCAGACCGTCGATCAGGTGAACCTTTCGCCAAAAACCGTAGGCGCTTTCACCGATTACAGCCGCCGCCTGATGCTGCAGGCCAGCATCGACGTTGAGCAGATGATCCGCCAGGATCTCGCCACTGTGCTGGCGCTTGAGATCGACCGCGTGGGCCTCTACGGCCTGGGCAACACCAGCCAGCCGCTGGGCATCAAGCTGACCACCGGCATCAACACCGAGAACTTCGGTGCCGCCACCCCGACCTATACCGAGGTGGTGAGCATGGAATCCAAGATCGCCGCGGACAACGCCGACATCGGCGCCATGGCGTATCTGATGAATGCCACCATGC